TAAATTTTACTACAGTTAACTCTAAATATAATAACCCAAAGATAGATACTCCTACTATTATAATCCCTAATATGTTACTAATCATATTTTTCATAATTTACCCCACAATTTTAATATAAAACCTAATGCAATTACAACTCCTGCAATAGTCCATTTTTGCTTCTTATCTGTAGCCTGATATTTTTCTACTTTTTTAACTCTATCTATTAATCCGTTATCATTGTAATCATTCCCTATCAATGCCTCATGTATTGAGTTTACTTGTTTTTCTATTTTATCTACCTGCTCCTGCATATTATAATATTATTGAATCAATTGCATCATGAATCTTTGTATGTCCGACCTGATTAGGGTGTACTGCATCAGTTAAATCAGCTAAATCTAATATAGGCTTACCATCTATTGATGTTGCAAAACTACGAGTAGTACACATAGTAACCTGATTAGCTCTATAAGTATCTAGCAATGCTGCATCATCTGTTCTTAATGTAGGAGTAATAACAAATATCTCTATATCTGAATCATTCGCATTAATACCGTCAACTAAAGATATATATTGATTATTTACATTAGAGGCTAAAGCACTTAATGCAAAATCATTTGTTCCTAACATTATAGTTAAAACCTTTCTACCTGTTGTGTTTTGGAAAGCATCAGTAACCCATGATAAAGTAGTTGATAGATTAGTGTTAGCCATTTCTGCTACAGTACCACCTGCATATCCTAAAATAGTAACAGGCTTAGAATCTGTATAAATAAATTGAGATGCATATCCGTTTATCTGTGTAGGTGAATCTGATGTTGAGCCTTGAGTAATAGAATCTCCTAAAAATACAAATCTATCTACCACACTCACCTGACTAACTTTCGTATATTCTGACTTTAATAATATAATCTGATACATGGATGAGCCTTTATAGTCTATTGCTCCTCTTGCTGACTCTATTAATTGTACATATTTTGCTCCTGCAGCTAATGTTATCTTGGTTAAATCTCCACTAACTAAACTAATAGACTGGTCTAACACTCCATCAACCATAACTGCAAGAGTATTAGTTCCATCAACAAATGATTTCACCCATAACTCCGTTCCTGTAAAATTAAAATTAAACTCTGCTGCTGTTGAGCGTTTAGTGTAAAGAGCCTCTACTGTGTAATCTATACTATTAGTGAATCCATCTATTACTACATTAGAATAGAACTCAACATCCTCACATGTTCTATCTCCCACTAACATATTAACAGATGCTCCATCATATGCATTAGTAGATAAATCTTCTACTATCCAATTAGTACTGAATGTATCAGTTTTAAAATTAGCGTGTAACTCTAAATCTGTTGCACTTGGAGCTGACAAATTACCATAATTAAATCTAGCTTCTATCTCTGTAGGTGTTTTTACTCTATCCGTAATAACTACATCTCTAACTGAACCATCTAAGAAATTTGTAGCAGTTCCATTTGTGTTAGTTGCTCCAATTACTATTGGAGAAGTACTTGCATAAATAGGATTAAATGTGGGAGTACTAGCCGTACTATCTACTCCTACTCCTTGTTTATACATTTGTACTGCAGTTGTGAATGATGGTGCAGTATAATCTACAGATAACGCTACATATACCCATTCATCAACTTCTGTGAATTGTACATCTGAATTGACACTAAACACATTAGACCCATCGCTAGATTGAATGTATTGCATCTGTCCAGAGGCTGCATTAAATTGTAATAATATTTGCCTATTACCAGTTGGAGAATCATGCTTAGAAAAAATAGCCTGATTACCTGTAATAGTATCTCTCTTTACCCAAAACTCTAAAGTAAACTCAGGAGCAACTCCCGATAAAACAGAATCCAACACATCCCCAAAATCTAAATATTGAGTTGTTCCATTAAAATTATACTGACAAAGGTTTTGGGTAGCTTCAATTGCAGAGGTAAGGAATTTAAAAAACTCGTATTGATTACCTACTGCATTAATACCGTCGAATGTTACATTTTGATAAAAACTATACTCATCATAAATAGGCTCTACATGAAGTACTCCGATAGCTTTATACCAATCGTATTGGTTATCTACATATACTCCATTTACAGGAGAGTTTTTGAAAAAATCATATTGATTATATGCAGTCTCACCATTTGACATCTCAATATAATTGTAAAAATCATACTGACTGCCATCAGGATTACCATCATTAGATACCACGCCAACATCTCCCCAAAAATCTGAATCTATTAATATCATTTATTACTATTTTTTAAATAAACCTCTAATTTTTTTGTGTTTTTTTTCCTTGCCATTAATCTAAATAAATACCGTTAAAATAATTATCTGTATTAGGTTTAATACTATCACATGTTGTGCCGTAATTTACGAATAAAGGATATAAATCTGTATTAGCTCTTAAAAATAAAGTAGCTCTCTCACTCATATATTGAGCAACATCCGATACCGTACTCCTTAAATAGTGTAACTCATCCAATTCTACTGCATCACTATTATCACTATTCTTTGTGCTTATTGCCTTGTTTGTTAGCTTGTAATTAATGAATGGTAATGCCTCATACAATGCCCATTGCAATAATGCAGGCTGCAAATAATCATCCAATAGTGTTTGATTGTCTGCAGTTAATGTATCTGCTACTATCTGAGTGATTAACTCATCATATAATGCAGTACCTACAATAGGCTCTACATGTACATTTTGAGCTAATATAACAAAAGGCTCTAATAATTCACTATCTACATTTCCATTGATAACTGTATTATCTCTCAGATAATCCACAGATAAAAATAACACTTTATTCGTTGCCATCTTCTATAATTTTTTCATCAAATGATTTGATACCTACTAACTCTAATTTGTCCTGTATATTATTTACACTCAAAATCCTGTTGTAAGTCCTCTCTATTAATTTCTGTTTTGAGTCTATTACATTTCTTTGAAACATCTGCTCATTCTCTATTACCTCATCAGAGCTGCCTAACTTTCCACTAATTGCAACTCCTGCCACAATTGGTGTAGCTCCATGAGCTATAATAATATTTTGTTGTATCTGCTCCTCTAATTGCAAAAATCTATCATCCGATGCATTTAAATTAATAGGTACAAACTCAGGAGCAGTATCTCCACTCTCTGAAAATGTTAAAAATACAGATGATGCATTATCACTCCCTGCATACTCTTTCTGTAATTTCTTTTTTAATTTCTTCATTTCATCATCTGTAGGTACGCCACCTTTAAATGATATTATCATAGATGGAGTAAATCCATTATGTACTGATGATAGATGGAAGTTTGCAATTTCTCTATCTAACTCAATCCAATCTACAGATGCAATATAATCAGGATAGGTGTAATAATCCACTCCTGCTCTATACTCATTTACATAAAATAACTGTGTAGCCTCTGTTTTATGCTCCTCACTAAAACCCTGCATTAATACAGGTTTATATTTTTCCTTTCTGTATTGACTCCAATCAGCTGAAATATAATAAAACTCCTCTCCTTTTGCCTGCATCTCTGCTATATCACTACCATCATCTAACTGCTTTGCTATCCTTACTTTAGAATAGTCCACATATGACATCCTAACTATTTTAGTCCTATCATTACTCCATGTTACTGCTACTGCATATCCTCCATATAGTGATAAATCGTATCCATTTTTAAATACAATATCATTTAAATCCTCTTTTCCGTTGGGATTCTCTATAAACTTAGTTAGTGAGGGATTTTCCTCCCATCCTCCACCTACTGACATATTAACCTTTTTTTTAATTAGGCTATTATGCTTAGAGGATGTATTCATTAAGTTAATTAAATACTCAGGATATAGATTATCCTCACCATATTGTATCCAATCAGATTTACTCTCTGCAAATACTGGTGTATTTTCTCTTTTGCTCAATGACAAAGAGATAAAACTATTACTATTATCCTTATCCATTATAAACCGTTTTTGTATTATTGCCTCCTGCATATGCAGTTTTAATAGGATTTACTGCATCCTCTACATATACCTTTCCACTCTCTACTAACTCCGTAATATTTGCTATATCTAAATTACCCTCTGTTACCATACTATAAATGTTATATTTATAATAACCTTTTAACGGTAATTTAATCACACAATCCTCTAAATCCTCCACTCCTGATGTTAGCTCAATACTAAACTCATTATATACATTTACATTTGTAGAGATATCAGTCCCTGTAAAGTATTTAGGGATGTTTGTATCATCTGATGTAAACTCAAATAAATAGAAAGGATTAGAGATTGTAGTTAACTCTCTCAAAGTAACTACAACATCATTAACTGTATCCTGATTTAAAAATATCATTTTTTACATTTACATTTTACACTCTCACACTTATCACATACATTATCAAAAATATGCTCAAATCCATTAGATGCATAATACTTTGCTGATGCAGGATTTATATCATTTGTATTAAATTTCTTTAATCTACCGTTACTCATTACCTTATTTGCGTATTTTTTCTTGACTTTTAACATATCTTTATTATTATAAGTATATAATCAATTATTGTTCAAAAAAAATGCACCCCACAATGGAGGTGCAAATTTTAAAACATCTATTTTACTACTACTTATGCTGATATTGTCAATGTTCCGAATGCCGTTGCATCTAATTCATTAGCTAATTTAGGCTCTAAACCTGTGATACTTAAATTGTATCCGTTTAAATCTCCATAACCTTGACCTGCAGTTGCTGATGAGCCAGTTAAATTAGCTCCATTCACTAATCCTAGCCACCAATAATCTCCATTCTGAGTCTCTACTATTACATGCATAGATGTACCTGCTAATAAAAGAATATTATTTCTCTTTGCAGCATCCATTTTATGGAATACCATTGCTAAAGTTTGAGTCCAAAAATTTGTTCCGTTCTCAATACTATGAGAACCCTCCTCACCATATGAGGCAGTCTGTGGTCTAAATTTAAAAGTATAGAAAGTCTCTGCAGATGTTACTGTATCAATTACATCATCTGCATCATATGTAAAGGTAGTAGCATCTGAAAATGCACCGATGTACACATTCTTAACTCCTCCCGTACTTTCTAAACATGCTAAAGGTATTCCACTTGTTAATACACAATTTGCCATATTTCTTATTTTTATAAAAAAAAGCTGCTACATCTGCAGCAGCTTTTTAAATTAGTATTATTTTTATTTCTTAGTTAGATACTATTCTAGCTCCAAATGCGAAGTTAAATCCGATTTTGAATTTTTGAATAATTCTCACCTCATCATTATCCTCAGAGTAAAAGATTCTAAATTGCTCTGCATCGTTTAATAAATCAGTACCTGCATACAAGTTAGATGCCTCAGCTAGGAAAATCCTAGATGTTCCTGTTAATCCTGATACTGCTATCATTTTAACATTTGTTCCCGGAATCATCATCTCGAAATTATCTCCCTCTGCTCCTGTGTAGTGAAATAGATTTGCATCTCTATATGCTGCTGCTGCAGTTCTGTAAGTATCATATCCTACAAATAGAGTTAAATCATCTGAATCAATTGCATCTGCAGGGATTGCAGCTACCATCTCATCTATTGCATCTACAACATTTGCAGCATCTAATGCTTTTGCAGTTCCTGTTACTACAGTACCATCTGCATCAATCAATTTAATAAATCCATCAGTATAAACTAATTGACCTGCTCCACCTGTATCACCTTGCCATGCAAGATTCTCAATCATTTTATTAGTTTGCTCTGTTAACTCCTCAGCATATAACTGCTCAAAAGGAATCTCCTCATTATAGCTCCCTGCCTTCATCATCTTTTGAGTATAATAAGCCTCTAAAGTGTTTAAGCAAATTGCCTCATTTTTTTTGATATCAGCTACTGCTAATGTTTTTTGTGTTAGGATTGTACTCCCTTGAGCATTCCATCCACATGCACCTGCTTGCCAAATCCCTGTACTCGATAGGATATTGATAGCTGCACTCGATTTTATATCGGGTTGTACCGATATTAAATCTATTGTCTTACCTTTTAAAATGGATGCTCTAATTAAGTCCATTTTGTTCTCATCTGTGTAGGCACTCAGCCCTGCTACATTTAAACTCATAGTTTTTTTTATTTTTTATTTTTTCTAAATTTAGATAATGCAGTTAATGCATCATCCTTGCTTTGCTTTTTAAAATCTTTTTTACCTACTACAATCTCTTCATCAGCAGGTAATGCAGAAAACTCCTCTACCTTAGTACTCATCTCTGAGAACTTAGATAATACATCCTCTATAGCATCCTCTAATTTCGCTATTCGTGCATCTAATGGATTCTCTTCTACTACTACTTCCTCCTCCATTTCTTCCTCTTCTACTACTTCCTCCTCTGCAGGTGCAGTTACTGAAACGATAACTCCATTATCATCTGTAGCTACTACAGTCCCATCTTCTAAAGTGTATTCTGCAGCTCCTGAGATATTTTCACCATCTTCTGATATGATAGTTACTTCTACTCCCTCAGATAATTCTGATACTCTTAATACAACACCATCAGATGTCTTAACATCTAAAAAAGTCTCATCTACAGTTTCCTCACCAAAAACAAGCTCCTTTACTTTTTCGATAATAGTTTTATCTTTTTCCATAATCTTCTTTTTATTATTATAAGTTGTTAATTATTAACTGTTCAACTTTTTTTTCAATGCTTCTAATTTATCCTCTCTACTCATATCAGAATCTAAGATTTTATTTATCTCTACTTCCATATCCTCCTGCTCAACTTCCTGAGTAAATAATCCCTCTACTGAAAATCCTAAAACCTCACCACTCTTTACCTTTTCCCATAACTCATCATTATCCACTTTATAAGATACGAACCAACTACCTACAGGGATATCATCATATCCTAAATGCTTAGATTTATCCATATCAGGATTCTCTACTATCCATGATTCCATAACTGTTACTCCTGATGTAACTGCCTCTGATGAGTGATTTACATTAGTAGTAGTTTGTTTACTACGTTTAAAATACAATTCTGCACATTTTCTCACAGTTTCCTCAGAGAAATAGACAAAATATGGATTATCATCTGCATCAAATCTGATAATCTTCTCATTAGGTAGCATTGCAGCTCCTGAAACTATCCTTTTTTCTGCATCTACTGTTTTAAATCTCTCTATTTTCTTCTTTGAGAAGTACATAAAATCCACTTCTATTGCAGGAGATTCTACAAATGAGATAATATCTACTCCTGTATCATCATCTTCATTAACTTTTAACTCTATTACTAAATCTTTCATACTATAATAAGTTTTATTTTTTGTTTTGTTCACGTACTATATATATATATAATACGTCAAATCTATCTACGTCCCTAGAATCAGGCAATTCGATGCCAATTTTTTAGGCATTTTCCAAAATTAACTGGAAAATTGGCAATTATTTAACCTAATTCTGCAGCAGATTCATAGTTAGATATCGTATTTTGAGCATTAGTAATATCACTCTCTACAACTACTGCTTTAATCTGATTTATTCCACCACCATCTCCTACACTTTCACTCTCTGCACCGTCTAATTTTTGAGTACTAAATAATGTTTGCTCATCTAATGCAGGAGCTGATGCACTACCTCCACCTCCTACTGATGGTTTTGCTACTGCTCCTGATTTTTTTAATCCCTTTAATGCCGTTGCTGCTCCTACAGTAATCCCTGCAATGGATATACCTGCCTGTACATTATTTGCTGCAACTAATCCCGTTGCTGCTGCTACTGATGCTCCTGCAGTTGGTATAGCTAATGCTGCACCCTCTGCAATTATAGCTGCATTTGCTGCCTGTGTAGATACCACAGTCCTCCCTATATTTAAAGCTGCCTCACCTATTATTATTCCTGCCTGTAGCTCCTTATTATCTCCTGCTAATTGAGATGCTAATCCTAATGCTGCATCCTGATTTGCTGCTCTTAAATCATTGGTAGTTTTTTCAAAATCTGCAGTCCTTTGTAATCCCTCTTTTATATCCTGCTCCTGTTTCTCTGTTATCTCTTTCTCTTTAGCAATTCTCTCCTCTGTAATTTTTAACTGCTCATCATTAAAGGCTTTTTGAGATTCTAAACGCTCCTTTCTAATCTCTGCTCTCTTTGCTTTTGCCTCTGCTGCCTCTGCTTCTAATGCTGCCTTTCTTCTTTCTGCTGCCTCT